ATTCATGATGATGTCATTTTGCTCAACAAAGACCAAATTGAAGACAAGTCATTGATATTTGCTATAGCTTGTCTCTGTCATGAGATGATCCACTACTATGACAGGCTGTTTGGTGAATATTGTACGTTTATCAAATTTTCAATTGTAAACAATATGAAAATAAACACTCATAATACATTGACGTTTGAAGACATGAAAGACAAAGCAAATGAACTTGGAATAACTGTGATACAAGAAATTCCAAAGGGTAAGAATGCAGAGATTCTTGACAAAGAAGCAATTGAGCTCTTATTGCAAAAACTTCAAAATGGAGATATGATATCTGAAGAAGAGCAACATATCATTACTGATAATCCAAATACAATCATAACTAAATTTGAAAATAATAAAGGTGGATGCATAATTACATTTTGATTAAATGTCAAACATAAATTTAAATAAAGTATTTGATAAAGAAGCAATTGATATTCTTTATTGGCAAGTACAAGAACAAGATTTAATTCTTGAAGTGAAAAAAAATGTGAAAAACGTAGATGCAAATCTTAGTAACATTGCATTTTTGAAGTTAGATGGTGCAGTGATAACAACATTTTGAAATTCAAATGGTTCACATAGCAGACATAGCAAAGCGCGGCAAATATAAAAATGCAGCAACTGGAAATTTCATTCCCCAGCATCCAGAGAAGTATGTCGGAGATGCAAAAACTATAATATACAAAAGTGCTCTCGAGCTGAAGTTCATGATGTATGCAGACTGCAATCCAAATGTTGTGTCATGGGGATATGAAGGCACGACTATAAAGTACTTTGACAAAGCTCGGGGAAGAGTTCGCAGGTACTACATTGACTTCTCTATAGTTGTCAAAGTCGGTCCAGTCAGGAAGACTATCTGGGTCGAGATAAAGCCCGAATGTGAGACACATCCTCCTTCAAGACGTTTGAAGAATGATGTCAAAGCTCAGATGACATGGATGACTAATCAGTCAAAGTGGGATGCTGCAACAAAGCTAGCTAATTCAAAGGGATATGAGTTCCATGTCATAACTGAGAAGCAGCTAGATGCAGGATGACGTACAATATGTCTGTGTATAACAAACTACACATAAAGCATATGCTCATCTTCAAGCGAGCAGCTAAGCGCAAGAATGTGATTGACATTGCAATCCTTCTTGACAGCAACTAGTATGTAGAGTATTCAATGTCATTCAAGCAGAATGTCTTGACATATTGGGTTGTAAAGCGCATAACAAGCTTATTTGGCAGCTTCTTGATAGACAAGAGGACAGACATAGCAGTGAATGACTTGATTGACGTCAAGCATCCAATTCACATCTTCATAAGTCTTCTTCATGCAAACATCGGCTTCAAATTCAAGACAGTGACACTTGACAAGATGATAAGCCGCATACACTACTACTTCAGGCAGAAGAGCGCTTCAAAGAGGAAGTTCAGCGTTGTGTGGAAGATGATTCTAGAGAAGCAAGTCTGTCCTTGGATAACAAAGCAAGTAGACTATGCACTCTAGAACAAGTCGCCGAAGATTGAGCACATCATGAAGACTATGCGTTTGGGTATGTTCTACATGGTCGTGAAGAACTACTTGTATGGAAAGAATCTGAAAAGTTCTATCAAGAAAGATAATGAGTCAAGATCTAATAATGTAAAATAAACATGTAATTGAACAAAGAGGAAATGTAAATGAAGCTTAAAGACGCAGTTAAGAGCATCAGTAAGGCAACTGGCGCTGTTGCATCTAATTAGACTGATTTGACAAAGATAACAGATTGGTTGTCAACAGGATCATATGCAATAAATCGTTGCATAACTGGTGATATTTATAAGGGGTTCCCTCAGGGAAGAATCAGCATAGTTTATGGAGAGTCTCAATCTGGAAAATCACTTATCGTAGCAAACACTGTAATTGAAGCGCTGAAGAATGACAAAGTAGACATTGTCTACTATCTTGATTCTGAAGGTGGTGGACTTTGGGACTATTTTGATTCACATGGAGTTGATCGTTCAAAGATTGAATACATTGCTGTTGCTGATGTTGAAGAGTGCAAGAAAGCATTGATAAACATCTATGACACTCTTGACAATGCTAAAAAAGACTATGAAAAAGATCCTGACAACAATGACAACATTAGAGCAATTGTTGTATTAGATTCATTTGGAGCTCTATCAACAAGAAAGTCATTGACTGACATTACAGAGAAAGACAAAGTTGTTGCAGACATGGGATCTTCAGCACGTGCAAAGAATGACATGATGGCATTAGTCATGATGAGAGTTGTACGTACAAATTGTGCATTCCTTGTCATCAATCATACATATGACGACCCTGCTGCCCTGTACGCGAGCAAGTTCAAGGCGATGCCTGGTGGGAAAAAGTTGCAGTATTCAGCACATGTCATGCTGCAGACTAATAAGAAGATGATCAAAGCAAATGATGCTGAGTTTGTGTCATTCAATGAAGAGAACAATGAGCATGGATATATGAAGGGAAATCTTTTCAGGTTCTTCTGCACTAAAAACAGATGCTCAAAGCCCGGCTTTGAATGTGAAGTGTACATTGACTTTGATAATGGAATCGGAAAATGGGAGGGAATTCTGCAAGCTGCTGAAGAATATGGATTCATTGAAAGTGTCAGAGGTGGATACATTGTGAAGTCATATTCAGACAAGAAAGTCACTTATAAAGAACTTATGTCAAATGATGACATATGGAATACATTCATTCAGCAGTTCAATGATATGTCTATCAAACGGCTTTCTTATTCAAACGCGACTTCTCAGGCGCTTGATGAGATTGAGCAAGACATTGCAAATGAAGATGATGACAAGTAATTAAAAAACAACATCTAAACAACAGGAAATTTCATATGCCACGGAAGATAAAGCCAAACAAGCTATTTGATGATGCACAGAAAGCAGATGCAGAAGAAATAACAGACAAAAATGAAGTTGCAGAAGCATCTGAAGCTGAAGTTCTCGGAGTTGACTCAAATTCAATTGTCGGAAATGGGCGAATGAGTGCTGAAGATGCTGAGAAGCTAGCTAAATATGATGCAATGGAGAAGTCTCTTACTGCAGTCTCAAAAGAGAAGAATGAGCTTGAAGACAAGATAGCAGAGTATGTCAGCAGGATAGAAGCGCTTGAAGATGCAGCTAACCAGATTGCAGGGCTTGAGTCTGAGAATAAAGCTCTTGAGAGCAAGTGCAAGAAACTTGAAGAAGATAATGCAAAGATCGGGAAGCTTGAACGTGAAGTGAAGTCATTGAGAGAAGAGAATGACCAGTATTTAGTGAAGATATCTGAGCTGACATTTGAGAACGCTAACATGACATGCCAGCTTACTGAACTTGAGAAGAAATTTAAAGCTGGTGGAAATGTAGCTAACCAGGGAAAGTTCACACCAAAGCAGGGACCACAGCCTCAGACATACAGCACGCTCGCTAGACCTCGTCTTGATGCATACAATCCATATGCTAACAACGGCTATGGGTCATGGTGAAGCATGCTTCACCATGACAGCATAAAAGCTATGAGCTGAAGCTCATGGCTTTTAGTTTTTTATGCAATAAATAATGTAATTATGTGAATGCTGGCTTTTCTCTTAAGTTGCTGTCACCTTTTATGACTTTAGCATGTGGAAAATCTGAAACGAGATTTGTGAACAATATGCTCCACATGTCATAGTCATCAATCTCTCCAAGATTGTCAAGCATCTATGACACATATGTCCGGCATGCCCATATGTCATCTATGTATCTAGTGACACCTTGGACAATCTAGTCAAGTTTGTTTGCATATTCTTCAAAATCCTAGACTATATCAAGATATTCTTGAGTAAAACCATTAATATGGTCTTCACGCAGTCCAAATATTTCATTCAATCCTATTTTGTCTTTGATGTATGTTTCATCTTCAGATGTCATTTCAGATTCTGATTTATTGAATATTGTTGACAGTTTGTCAAATGTCTCTTTATGATAGTTGAGAAACACAGGAAACAAGAAACTGTAAAAATACTAATTGTATTTTTCAGCTTTGTCATATTGTGAAAATGAAGGCAGCTGTGTCTTTACAAATTCTTTTGACACTTCAAACAATGTTTTTCCATCATACATTGTCAACTAAGTCAAATCATAGTTTTTGAAGTCATATTTGTAAAAAAGCTCAGTGCCAACTTTTCCTAGATAGAAGTTAAACAGTTCAGGCGCTGTGCATGCATAGATAAACATAAACAGCCATTTTGGAATTGCATCATCATTCAAGAGATGTCTTTGACCCCAATTTCCAATGTAGTCAACAGCTTCAGCTGTTGCACTATTCAATTCTGCAAATGTTCCATATACTAACGTTGCCATGCTGTTGTCAGTTCTGATTCTTCCATCTTTGCATATCAAGAACTTTGGAAAGCTTATTGCATTAGAGATAATCTGTGCAAGACCTCGAGATGCAGCTCTCATGACTTTAATTTTTAACTATTTTGTAATTCTTGTGATATCATCTAAATCTGAATATGATATGTCATACTCAAATGCTTTTTCAAGAATGTATGCAAGAAGATATCTGTCAGTGCTGTTCTTCTCATCACCAATATACAAAGAACGTGATGCTCCTGCATCAGCGCCTATGAATGCTTTGATGTACTTTGATTTTCCTTTGTCACTGATGACTAATGCATTGGGTGCAAAGATTGGGGACTAAAATGCTCCTGCAGCAAAGTCCGATGCACATATGTATGTCAGGTTTGTCTTAAGCTTATACCAAAAATTTGTGTAATATAGATTAAATCCGATTTTCTTGTTTTCTCCTATCTTCTCACGAAGTGTTGACAGGCATTTACCAGAATGACCTGTATGGTCTCTCCAGCATGGAGCCATCATATTGACTACAGTTGAGTCATACAATTCTGCTTTGCTCAGCTATTTTGACAAGTCTTCATAAGAAAAACAATCTTCAATGTCTATCTTGTAGTTGTATTTGCTCTTTACAACATCATTTATGAATGATGATGCAATCACAGCTTTGTCAGACAGATTTGATGCAGCATTTATCTAATGCTAGAATTCTTGAGCATCTTCAGTAGCCATTTCATCAGTGATCTCATCTTGCATCTTCTTAGCATAGCTCTTTGCAAGAGAGCATATCACTGCAGATGCCATGTGCAAGTCTCGTGTCTTCATGTCACTTCCGTACACATTCAAGAGAAGTGTGTTGCGCTTTGGAGCAAACACTGGATAGAATGTAGTCCACATGCCATTTATAGTCTTGCTGTAGTTGAATTTTTTGTTAGACAACTTCATTCCTTCATTGTTTGGTATAAACACATATCCACCGCTAGTCATCATTTCACTGTTGTTGAAATACAGTTTTTTGTCAGTCACACCGCCTATTCCGTATGAAAACAAATTATTTATGCTTCCTAAAATATAAGATCCACCTCCCCAATAACTCTATTCAGTTTCATCTACATATGTCTTAGGCTCTGATATTCCAATGAATCCAACACATTTCAAGTCAGGTCTTCCAGTGTCTATCTCTAGCTTCTTAATTTGAGATGCTATAGTACTAAGGCTTGTGTCTTTTAAAAATGATCCGGTCACTAATGAACTAGTATCTACGCTTTGAATATCATCCGAAAAATGATCATATTGTTGAACAACTCGACTAGTATCAAAGTCAAATCCACATTCTAAACTAGACAACTTTTGATCAATGTATTTGCTCTAATATACATATTGTGCTTCACTCTTTGCACTAGATGCAAGATTTATTCCATGTGCAAATGCTATGTCATTAACCTTGAACTTGAAGTCTCCATTGATGCTAGATATAACAAATTTGCAGTTTTTTGTATATTCATTAACGCCATAGCTGTTAGACAATACAATGCAATCTGATTCGAGATCTAAAAAGAATTGACCATATGAGCCCTTTGATTCAACATTGACATAGCTTTTGTCTGTAATTGGCTCTGCATGCAATTTTATCATGTCAGGTTCATATGGCATAGTAAATGAGCAGTATCGTGTACCAATGTCATCACTGTTAGATGAATTGAATCCTCTTATTATGTCATATTCAAAATTTGATGACATCCATTCCTAGACATCTCTATGCTTTGCATAGTCAGATTCTGACATATATCCATTATCATGCAATTCTTCAACATTCTAATAGTCTGATGTCAATGCTACTACATATGAATTGCTCATTTCAAAACCATATAGATAGCAATTATAACGATATTTTTCAGTTCTGTCTGAGTAGTAGTATGTCATCACTCTACGTTTAGAAATGTCCACTAATTCACCAAATGCACCTGGATTTACACTGTCTTTGTCTGAAAATATGAATGTGTAGTCTTGAACATTACAGCCGCCGTCTCCCTGATAATAATCACCACCATAGCTATAAGAATAAATGGTGAGATGTTCATATAATGAATTTTCATCCATGTCATTCATTGCATTTGACAATGAATTCAATGTATATGTAGCAAAACTACGATCACTTGACAGCCATGGATCATAGATTTTATATGTATATGGATAATCTGAGCCCTATTCCTCAAGATTATCATCATACTCCCATTCAAATCGTATATTTTTATCATGCTATATGCCAGCTGTAGAAATCACAGCATTATTTTCAATGAAAATATGCACTGACACATCTGTTTGCCATGGCATGCCCTCTTTGAACATCTATTCGTGTTTTTTGTCTGTTGGAAAATCACCAGCTATTTTATAGTAGTATCTAGTATCTCCATCAATAAATTTAAATTCTGGACCGTGTTCTGTTTCTGTACTATGACCTTGGCATATCTCACATTTAGATCTGTCATGATAGAATTTAGTCAGTGTCTAGCCAAGTTCAAATCTCACAGCATTTGCATTTTCTTGATGTATGCAGTCATTTACATTCATTTGTCATTTCCTCTTTAAATGTTACAGTTGATCATCATTGATGTCAATGGTGTATTCATCATCTTCATCATCTTGCTCATTTAGACCAATGCTGCTCAGTCCAGGCTCATATTGATCATTATCAGCTATGCTGTTAAGCAACTGTATTAATGCTTGAATGCTCTAGTTAATGCTAGATATCTCTTCATCAGTCATATTATTATCATCTGTCCAATGAGCATACAATATCTAGTTTTCAGTTTGATTGAACACATCAGATGAAATGACTTTGAGCATTCCGTCTCCACTTATCTTTGTCCACCATCCATCAAATCCATTGCCTTCAAAACTACAGCTTGGCAACCGTCCATATGGCTCTCCATATGTCACTTCTGATGAAATGAATTCAGACGTTCCACCATTGCCGTCAAATGTCACAACATATTTATTTGGCAAGTATGATGCATACACTGACAGATTGCTGTGAACTGGACTGTAGTTCTCAGGAATCCACTTGTCAAAATGATAACCGTTTTTCAATGATGGAGATGGTGGAACAACTTCAGCGCCATCTTCAACTGTCACTGAGCAAAGCAATGCTGTGCTAAGCTCATCAAAGAACTTCACTGTGAATGTTGTGTCATGTTGTTTAATCTCTTCATATTGCGCAAATACAATCAAGTCGCTGCGCACATCAATGAATGAAATGCTCCATCCAATGAACTCATATCCATCTCTAGATGGATTTGGTGGGGGTGTTGCGTCATGTCCCTCTTCAACAGTATCTTGCTTCAAGACTGTCCCATTCCAGTCTACAAATGTCACTGAATATGTATTTGAGACTGGAGGATTGTCAGGAGCTGTGATTTCTTCATACTATGCATATATGACAAGTCCTTCATGCACATTTGTGAAGTCAGCACTCCATCCTATGAATTTATATCCTTCTCTAACCGGCTCTGGAGGAGGTGTTGCATCACTTCCCTCATTCACTATCTATGCATCTAACGTCTCTTCATTCCAATCAATGAACATAACAACATATGATTTTGCTGCTGGATTGTCAGGATTGCTTGGATTATCTGGATTATCTGGAATACTTGGATTCAAGCTCTAGTTGTTGATCTTTCCGGAAAATCTAGCTACAATGCTGCATATGCACGCTGAAAGATCATTTATCACATCACGAAGTGGTGATGCATTTGGATCATGTATCTAGAAATTCATGCCTGACAATGCGGTGTTCAATGCTAAATTGACATAACTTGTAGTCTCTTTTGCTAGCAAGATGTCATCACTCAAGTTCAGGTCTTTGACTTTAGTGTACTTCATGTACATTATTTACATCGAGAGCGTATTGTTCAAGTCTAGACATGATCATGAACAAAGCTCATTTCTAACAAAGTATCATTTAAACAATGGAAATTGACTTCAGTAGAGAAGACATAGAGAAGATGCTCTTCAAGAAAGCCACTTTAGACAAGAAGTGGATGAACATACTAGCAGGCACATTTGACAAGAGGTTCTTCAAGACTCCGAACATGGCAATGCTTGCAGACTTTCTTGTGAAGTACTACACAAAGTATGGTCATGCACCAAGCAACAAAGTGCTGTCATCAATGGCAAAAGCATATGCAGAGAAATATCAAGACAAAAATGTCAGCATTGCTGCAGTGAATGAGCTTCTAGCTGAGATAAGCACATTTGACATGCAAGTGCCAGATGATGTAGCATCTGCAAACATGAAAGAGTTCATCAGGAAGAATGCATTCTACAATGCATTGTATGACAATGCTGACATGCTAGGAAGAGATGAAGACTCTTATGCAAAAGTAGTTGAGAAGTGCCTAGAGAACTTTGACAAAGTCCAGAAGATAACATTCAATGACACAGCTTTGGGAATGGACTACTTTGATCCGGCGGCAATGGATGAGCACTGGAAGTACATAAGCAATCCAGAGTCGAAGATAAGCACAGGATTCCCCTCAATTGATGTGTACACTCATGGAGGGTTTTTGAAAGACGGACGGTCATTGTATCTAGTGATGGCTCAAGCTGGACTTGGAAAGTCATTGTTCTTGTCAAATCTTGCAAAGAACTTCTTAGAGCAGGGACTTAAAGTTGTTGTCATATCACTTGAGATGTCAGAAGACGTGTATGCACAGAGATTTGATGCACACATATCAGAGAACAACATAAACACTTTGAACACAACACATGAAGACTCAATTGCAAAGATAAAAGACTTCTACACTAAGCATCCGACAGCAAGCCTGTTCATAAAAGAATATCCTCCGAAGTCTGTCACATGCAATGACATCAGAGCATATCTTGACAATCTTAAATTAGCCGGACATTCATTTGATGTCTTGATTGTTGACTACTTGAATCTTGTGAAGTCAAGCATCAAAAGTGACAACATGTTCATTGACGGACTTGATGTGTCAGAGAAATTAAGAGCCATAAGCTATGAGTTCAAAGTTCCAGTCATAAGCGCAATACAGACAAATCGTGAGGGAATGAACAATGCTGAAGTTGGCATGGAGAACATATCACAGTCAAGTGGCATTGCATTCACAGCTGATTTTCTGTTGTCATTGTTCAGGACTGAAGAAGACCGCATGCATGGAATGATAATGGGACGAATTCTGAAGAATAGACTTGGAGGACAAGTTGGAAAGACTGTTGCATTTACGTTAGATGAGAATAATCTGATATTGAGTGACACAAATCCTGGTCATGAAGATGACATGATTGATGGACTAGATGATACAATAGCTTCAGCAATAGGAATGAGAGAAGGAATGGCTAATGCAAATGCTGAAATTGCTGATGGAAGTGATGTTGACAATCTGTGACATTTTTCTAGATTTTTCTGGTGCATGAAGTAAAATATTTCTAGAAGTTGTACATATGAAAAAGCAATAGAGATCTGTAAAGAAAGATATATAGAAGTCTTTTAGAAAAAAGAAGAATAAAGCTAATTTGACTAGAAAAGATGTCTAGAAGAATAAGAAAAAGAACATCTCAGTTCTACAACCATTGAAGAAGATTGTTGATGCAGTTGTCTAGCCGTTGAAAGCTATAGTGAAGAGACACAAGAAGAATGATGAAGTTGATGTGCCTTTTGCTGAGAGCAAGTCTAGTGGTGAACTTACGACATCAATGAAGTTCTTTTACACCGATGACAGGTTTTTTGAGACATTTGATGACAAGAACTTGTATGCAAAAGTGTGCTATAGATGGCCAGCATTGCATGAAGACCAGAAGAACTTGCAGTATAAGAGAAGTGCAATACTTGAGCTTCTGTCAGATGAAGAGTTCATGGCAGAGCTCAATGACTAGTATGGAATGAATGCTTTTGATGTCATATCTTTCTTGTTTAGGATGTGTCCAAGCTTATTTAAGGGAATCTTCATTAAAAAAGTGTAGAATGTAGTATAGAAGACAGATTATGCAAAAAAGCTTAAAAAACATAAATACAAGATTGCAAAACCGCCAAAAGCTGCATTCAAACGCTCAAGACGGTGATGTTGAGCAAATCATCTCAGATGGGGAGCAAGCTGCTAAAGTATTCAAGTACTACCGAGGATGGCAGAATCCATACAAGACTACAATAACTCCATTGAAGCTTGTCTCAGGCAAGAAGCTCTACAAAGAGCATAAAGAAGAGCTAGACAGATTTGCAGCATTAGCAAAGAAGAACAACTTTGACATTGACAGCTATTTCAAGTTTTGCGTCATTGACCGTGGAATAAGAGAGTCATGCATTGATGCATGTCTTTCATCAACAACAATGATAGATGAGTTCTGCAATCATGTGAAGAAGCAGAAGAAGCTCAAAGACATATACAAATGGTTCATGATGTCTGTCAAAAACATTGTTGATGAATGCATCAACACACAGACATACACTACTAAAGACTATCTAAGGAATTTGATAGACAACAACAAGATAGGTTCATATGTCGCAGCTGGAAAAGTGTCTGTGTACTATTTAGCAGCAATACCAAGCTTCAACAAAGTCATAAGCAAGCTTGACTACTTCTCAAGACTTGAGCTGCAGCTTCTAGAAGACCATTTTGAGATATATCACTCTGAAGTGAATGAAGCATTCTTAGCTAAGAAGAGAAAAATGGTCAATCCGATTGAGCTGACTGATCTAGCTATATTGAAGACTCTCAAGAAGATGTAGTCTTGAGCATCTAAAGCAGTATTATCTAATTTGTCCGTCATGGTGACGGCCCAATAAGCAAAAAGAAAGAAAATAGATTATGTGCAAATTCATGAATTCGCTGTCAAGGTCGCCTGAGA